GTGGTTATCCCCGCCGTAGCGAATAACCGACCGCCCCGCTTATAAATCTAAAATTTAAAATCATAAACATTATGGCGAATTTATACGGCTCAATCTGCTTGAGCGACATACCGAAGGAGTTGATGAAAAAAGTAATGACGGCCAAGGGAGAGAAGATCTTCCTCAATATCTCGATCGGGGAGAAAAAAGAGCCTGTCACGTTCGACAACCGCACCTATACGCATTATGTGTCTTGCGCCCCAAGGAAAGAGGAGCGAAAGGAAGGCGTTTATTATGGCATAGGTGACTTGATGGAATCCACGTTCAAGAGCAATATCCCCTCACCGGAGGATATCAACAACGCCCCATCGGTTGGAGAAGACGATGGATTGCCGTTCTGACCATGGAACTATACTTGCTCAACACAGCCAGCGGATTGAGGCCATGCTATGATTCCGACTATGACGAGAAGAAAAAACTCAAGCTAGGTAAGATCTACAAGGCCAAGATAACGCTGGCACGGAACTACGACTTTCTGAAAAAGTATTTCGCCTTGATAAATTGCGCATGGTCTTACCAGAACGAGAAGACCACGGCGCATTTCAAGGAGAGCGTGGAGTGTTTCCGGAAGACCGTCGAGATCGCCGCCGGGCATTGCGATACGGCCTATAGCATATCACGTAAGGAATGGATAGAGGTCCCGAAGTCGATAGCCTTCGACAAGATGGACGAGGCCGAGTTCATGGATCTCTACGAGCGTGTGAAGGACGTGCTTTTCTCGGTATTCCTTCGTGATATATCCGAATACGATTTCATGAGAAACCTTTCGAATTTTTAGTCATGAGAAAAAGTGACAGGCCTCCAAATTATCTTATAGATAAGATCGTGAGGCATACCAACATTATTATTACCGCTCCTTATGGCAGCGTCAAATACATGGATGCTGCCAGACTCCTTAAAAAGGAAGTCAAGAAGCTGGAAACCTATAAGAAAAATGAGAGATCTTAAATACTGCCTCAATGAGGCATGCTCTAAAAGACATTGCCTCTGCCATCAACGGCAAAAACATTGGAAAGACCCGTCTAAAAAAGATGGGGAAACTGTGAGGCCGGAGTCGGTCTTATTTAATGGGAACACCCCTTGCAAAGGGTATATCCCACAATACGAAAGAAATAAATATAATATTAAATATTAATGATATGGGAAAGAGAAAAGAAGGTTCTTACAACTTTGACAAGAACGTACAAATGTTTTTGGCTTGCGCAAAGGACGATAACCGCCCCGCTATGGAATGCGTGTATTTCAAGGGAGATTGGGCCTACGCCAGTGACGGACATATTATCGTTAAAAACAGGATATCCGAATGCTCAAACCTTGACGAAGCCATGATACAGGCGTTAGACGGCAAATTGCTGCATAGTCTATTTTTTAAGGACATGTTGAAATATGATGACATCCTTATCTCTGATGACGGAATAGAGTGCCATAAGAAGAATGACAAGGCGTTCTTCTATTTCGCGGATGAGAACTTAAAATATCCAGACGCAGAGAAAGTGATACAAAATCATCTGGCAAAACCCAGCGTTCCGCTTCCTCAAATATCCTTTAACATGGGCTTATTCGACATAATGAGGAAAGCTTTATATGAATGCGATCGATGCACGGCTACTTTCAAGGGCGTTAACGATGCCATCATTTTTGACAGCATGGTAGAAGACGTAAGCAGTATCGGATTAATCATGCCTTTATACAATGAGGCGTTAAATCAAGAAGCTAATTAATATTAGAGTGAGTTTTCCATAGTATTTGATTTAGGTTAGTTAATGATTATCCCCGCCGCCCGTGAGGATATGCGGGGATTTCGGGCGGTAAGTATTCCGGGATGAAACGTTACGGAGTGCGCATGACGTAAAGAGGCCGGTTCGATCCCGGCACCGTCCACCAACAACAAATAACAATCATGGATTTCGGTAACGACATTCCGGATTACGATCCGGACGATTTTGACAATTACGATTATGAGTGACATTTTTCAAAGCCTGTTATTCGCCTTCGGGGTGATAACGTTCATATTCGCTATCATAGCGATAATTTTTATTGTATTAATGCTTATAGACGACAAATACAAATGAGGAACATCGAATCACGGACCCAGCAAGCTTGCGTCAGATACTTCCGTCTCCAATACCCGAGATACGCCGGATGCTTCTTTAGCGTCCCGAACGGAGGACGGAGGGACACGGTAACCGGGGCTATACTTAAAGCGGAAGGGGCATTGGCCGGGGTCGCAGACCTGTTCCTGTCAGTCCCGAATAACGTCCATCATGGCCTGTACGTCGAGATGAAGACAAGAAAAGGCCGGCAACAGGACAGCCAGAAGGCATTCCAGAAGGCGGTAGAGGCTCAAGGGTACAGATATGAGATATGCCGATCGCTGGACGATTTCATCGCGCTTATAAAAGACTACTTGAATGGCTAAGAAACCTACCAAGCAACCAGAGCGTATCAGATGCGCCGATTGCGTGCACGGCAAGCCTCACAAGGGTCTGGCCGTATGGTGCGAGATACTGAACACCGGAAGGGTAGCGAACTCCCTCCGGTATTGTGACAACTATAAACGATAACTTATATGAGAACGATCAAAGCGAACACTAAGGCAAACGGGGATATACTTCCGGAGCCTAAATTCAAGAGGATCCCCGTAAGGGTCGACAAGAATACGATTATCCTCGTAAGGGAGGGTTTGAACGTGGAGGAGCATCTAAAAAGATTCAAGGACAAGGACAACACGCCGCCGGGATATATCCCGTGGCTCTAAACAATAAATAGCAATGAAAGTAAAGATCAAGAGACTTACAGAAGAGGCTAGCATACCTTTTTATTCGCATGCCACTGACGCAGGGATGGATCTCACCGCCGTATCATTGGAAAAAGACAATTTCGGGAATTATGTTTACGGCACAGGCATAGCCATAGAGATACCTGATGGCTACGTCGGCCTAGTGTTCCCGAGATCCAGCAATCACAAAAAGGAGTTGTACCTAACAAACTCCGTCGGAGTTATAGATAGCGGATACAGGGGTGAGATCAAGCTAAAGTTCAAGCAAACGGTCGTATCGTACGATCCTTACATATATGATGTAGGAGACCGTATCGGCCAACTCATTATAATCCCTTATCCAAGGATTGAGTTCGTCGAGGTTGACAGACTGAGCGATTCTGACAGGGGTACTGGCGGTTACGGAAGCACAGGGGATTGAAATTTTTCGATCTTTTGTTTGGCATTTTGAATTTGAGTTGTATCTTTGCAGTGAACCCGCCAGTTCAAGTATTAGAAAACAAGTTTGTCGTAGCTATTTTTATGGCTAGACATGGCGTGTTATATCTACAAAGATATAAAGGCTATCAATCCACATGGGTTACGACACTTGTGTTTTAACTTGGACTTGGCGGTTCGTGGGGCGATAGCCTTTTTTATATACTCAAATTTCATTAACATGCCAAGTCCTATGAAATCTGCGAGTGTAACGAACAACAGTAATTGCACAACCACGTCCGCTCACGAAACGAGCTTCCTATCATGGCGATCCATCGCCAAGCTATTAACCTTCATGTCATTCGGCTTGCTCGAATGCGATAACAAGAACGACGTTATCGGCTATGTCAAGGTACTAATCTTATTGATGTCCGCATTCATTTTAGCCGGGATGGAAGGAGGTGCGTTATGAGCACTCCAACAGCACGTCAACAAACTATCAAGATCAACCGCCTATCCAAGGAGAACGACCAGCTTTCCAAGGAACTGGAGCACGTGAAAGAGCAGCTCAGATGGTCACGCATCACGTCTTCGCAAGAGACGGAGCTAAAGAACTCATGCTTCTTCTTCATTGCCGCCAAGGGGCTATTCACTGAATGGCATGAGTGGCACGACAAGAGGATAACAGAGAGGTTGATGGACGAGATCAAGAGGACTATCAAATAGCCCTACCCTACTCACGTATTAAATTTTAAAAGCCCCGGTCTAGGCCGGGGAGTATATTGTATTGTCTAAAAAATAAAACTACATAAAAATGACACACCTAAAAAGAAATAAGCATGGCACGGATAAGGACTATTAAGCCTAAATTTTGGGATGACTCCAAAATAGGTAAGATCAGCAGAGACTCCAGACTTCTATACATAGGGCTATGGACTTTCTCCGATGATGTCGGCGTTGTGATCGGTGACACGATATGGTTAAAGTCTAAGATATTCCCGTATGACCAAATTCAGGTTCAACAGTTTGAGAAATGGTTATCAGAGCTTGCGACAAATGGATTTATATGTCAGTTCTCTTATAATAATGAGAATTTCATATATCTGCCTAAATTCGCTCGGCATCAAGTGATAAACCGACCGAATGTTGACGATTTGAACATACCTAAAAACAAGTTAGACAATATCTTATCAAAATTCACTGAACAATCACTGATTAATCACGGAACGTTCACTGAACAATCAGTGCCTATAAAGGAAGAGGAAAAGGAAGAGGAAAATATAACAGAAGATTCTAACGAATCTCCTGTATGTGCGACTTCACAGCCGCACGATGGACGGATTGATTACGCGGAACTTGTCAAATTTTTCAATGAAAAAACGCAAGGAGCGTTCGGAAATATACGGATGCCTCTGTCAGACAAGAGAAAAGGGATGATAAACGCACGTATCAAGACATACGGGAAAGAAACCTTCGCGAGGATGATACAAATGGCTTTAAACAGCGATTTTCTCAAAGGGCAGAATAAAAATGGCTGGCGAGCCTCTTTTGACTGGCTTATCAAGCCAACTAATTTCGAGAAAGTAATATCAGGCAATTATGACAACAAAAATAGGGCAAATACTCAACAATGCAACCGTGATCCAAACGAGTTCCTTCGAAATATCGCAGAGGGAATCGCCCGAGCCGATTTCGAGGAATCCAAACGGTGAGTGTAGCGTAAGTCTCTATACCGGGGATTTAGCTGATCCACGAGAAATAGCCGTATCTATCAGCAGATTGATGACCGCATTCCCGAAAATGGGAGATCCGTTCTTCAATTTGTTAGCGGAAAGGGTAAGGGCGAATAAGTTCACCACAAAACGGCTTAATGACGCTATCAACCATCTTATTGACAATTTCAACTACAAGGAGCTTAACATAGCGGATATCATCAAGTTTGACAAGAGAGCCAAGCTATACTCTTACAACGACGTATGCAAGATGGTGTCCAAGGGAGAGGCAACGTTCTCTGACTTTGCCGTTAAAGAGATCAATGGGACACATTACAGGGTAAAGAAAACTGATATAGAGTAACATGGAAATAACAGAGAGATTGAGAAACACCCCTACCGGTTTGATCGTGTTCGTAGGAGACATGAAAATTATCGTGGAAAAGTACAGGCCGTACTACAACGGGCAGAACAAGATCCCGTGCAGGGGATGCGTCTTTCGGGACGAGGGAGCGAGATTCTGCGAATACTCATCTGCTTGCATGGCCCATCTGAGGCCGGATCACGAGAGCGTAGTTTTTGCTAAAACGAGAGAGACATGAATGTTTTATCCTTATTTGACGGAATGTCTTGTGGTAGGATCGCATTAAGAGAACTCGGGATTGAACCGGAGCATTATTATGCGAGCGAGATCGACAAGTTCGCCATATCCCAAACGAGGCTGAACTTCCCGGACACGATACATTTAGGGGACGTGACTAAGTGGAGGGAATGGGAGATAGATTGGGGAACGATAGATCTCATACTGGCAGGAAGTCCTTGCCAAGGATTCTCTTTCGCCGGCAAACAACTGGCTTTCGATGATCCTAGAAGCAAGCTCTTCTTCGTATTCGTGGACATACTGAGCCACGTGAAGGCATTGAACCCGGATGTGTTCTTCTTGCTTGAGAACGTAAACATGAAGAAAGAGCACATGCGGGTAATTACTGAGTATTGCGGTGTTCATCCAGTCAACATAAACTCAAATTTGGTGTCGGCCCAGAACCGGAACCGGTGGTATTGGACGAACATAAGGACAAAGAAGGTCGGACTGTTCGGGGAGATCCACTCCGACATACCGCAGCCAAAGGACGAGGGTATATTGTTAAGGGATATCTTGGAGGAAGAGGTTGACGAGAAATATTACCTAAGCGAGAAGGCCATTAGGTATATCTTAAACGATAAACGTATGGAGAAACGATTCACCCAGATCGACGGGGATAAAGCGGTCTCCTTGATGGCCGCTGGCACATGCAATAACACCGGGACCTTTATCTCGGTAAACGGGAAGGCACCATGCCAACGTGCCAGTGGCAGAGGGGGACTTTCCCCCAGACATAATTACGAAATCATAAATACTTCCGGTATGCCAAGAAAATATCAGAACAAAGCCTCATGTCTCTTAGCTGGAGGCCATGGAGCAGGAAACCATTCGGATATGGACTTGATCCTGCAAAGACCTAGGGGCAATAATAAGGGTAATGTTTTCCGTGACAAGGCACCAACCTTATCGTCAAACGCATGGGAACAAAACAATGTGCTCCATAAGATTATCCAGTTAAATGAGAGTAAGGAAAGCGGGGGCATCCAGCCATATCAACAAAACAGGGTATATCATGCGAATGGACAATGTCCGGCCTTGTTAGCCGAGATGGGTAGCAGAAGCCATGCCATACTTTGTGTACGACAAAAAAGAAACTTGAAAGATCAAGACGGAAAATCGAGCTCATTACTTGCCTCCTCATATAAAGGATCACAAGCTAATGGCATGACCCTAGTGGAGACATCATCTATCCGGAGATTGACCCCGATCGAGTGCTCTAGGCTACAAACCGTTCCTGATTGGTACAAATGGGATTGCTCTGATACGCAGATATACCGTTTGTTAGGCAATGGATGGACTATCAAGGTTATACGACATATACTTAGTTTTCTAAAGAAAGACATTCATCATAGTTGAAAGCTGCATTCATCTATGATGAGAGCAAAGAAAGAATATAAAATTACATGAGAACACCAATCACATATTATGGAGGCAAGCAAAACTTGTCCGAACGCATTGTATCAATGATGCCTAGGCATAAGATATATTGCGAGCCATTCTTTGGAGGAGGAGCGGTATTTTTCGCGAAGCCTAAAGCAGGGATAGAAGTGATCAATGACAAGAACGACTTGTTGATAAACTTTTTCAAGGTCTGCCAGTCCGCATCCAAATTTAAGGAGTTACGTGAGAGAATCCGGTTATCGCTACACTCCGAGTCTGACTACATTAGGGCTAGGAACATTTATCGAGGACGATCTGAGGTCTCGGATGTAGACAAGGCTTGGGCCGTATGGATCATGGCAAATGAGTGCCATTCTGGTAGCTTGTATGGAGGATGGAAATTCTGTAACGGTACCGCCGGGACACACTTCGGGAAGGTTTTCAGGAATAAGCGTGAGGAGTTCAACGATAAATTGTACGATCGCCTATCAGAGGTGCAGATTTCCTGTAGGGACGCGTTGAAAGTTATCAAGAACAGGGATAGCGTTGATACGTTATTTTACCTTGATCCTCCTTATCCCGGGGCGGTTCAAGGTCATTATTATGGTTATGGGGAGAATGACCTTGCGGATCTGCTAGATCTTTTGTCTAGGATCAATGGCAAATTCATTCTTAGCAATTACTGGACTGACACCTTACGCTCCTTTGTCAATGAAAACAAATGGAACCATAAGGAAGTAAAAGTCACCACTCATACGGCCGTTCACTCTCGGATAAGGGAGAGTACGGAGGTTTTGGTTTACAATTACGAGATTGAGAAAACATTGTTTTGATATGAGAAATAAAGAACTAATAGCTCTTCTCCAAGAGCAAGATCCGGAAGCGGAGGTAATGATCCGCACGTCCGATGGAGAGTATGAGTACGATCCGGTGGATGTAACATGGGACGAAGAGATAGAATGCGTAATTATTCAGGAGGGGTAAATATGAGTAGACTAAAGATACTAAAATCCTCTCTTAAAAAGAAAGAGGATAAATTAGACAAAAAGATCAACGAACACTTTGGGGATGTAGCCTCCGCTAACGGGCAACCTCTTAACGATAAGAGGAACGGCCCGGCCACTATGCGAAGATGGGACAGGCAGAACAACGCTATATCTAATCTCCAAAAGGAGATAGACAAAACCAAGTCGGCCATAGAGCGAGAGGAAGGTAAGCTCATAGGCATGGCCCGTAATAAAGAGCTAATTCCAAAGGAGATTACAGATCTTATCGATAATGGCATATTGATACAATGGGGTAAATATCCGCATATATTGTTTGTTGACGGCGTGGATAAGGCACGGATAATCTGGGATAACAAGAAGAAGATGGTCATGCACAAGTTTGCGGACTCATTAAAAGACAAAGAGCAAAGAAAAATATTCGCCCGGGTGTATAATTCGCTTCATGAGGCGATCAACAAGAAGGAGGATAAAGAATGAATAAAATAATGTTCAATGACCGATTTAACCTAACCAAGTTAGTCCTTGAAGGTAGAAAGACACAGACAAGGATACTTGAACTCGATTGCAATATAAGATTTTATCTTTATAACTATGAGGATTCATATCCAAAAATAGAGGATAATAAGATTTGTATTTATTCCGATGACGGTTATCTCCTTGCCTCTAAAAAAACTCGGTATAAAATCGGAGAAGAGGTCGCCATAGCGCAAAGTTATAAAGAACTCGGATATGACGCTGATGCTCTTGACAGAAGCCCTAAAGATTGGAGAGTGATTAGGGGTACCTTGGGGGAATCTAAAGGATGGAACAATAAGATGTTTGTCAGTGCGGAAGCTTGCAAACACCATATCCGTATTACAAATATCAAAGTTGAGAGATTACAGGATATATCCAACGAGGAGTGTTTGAATGAGGGAATAACGATGACTATGCACAAATCCGCCGACGGTGAATGGGGAAGATATTATTGGCATCATGGAATTACACGCTCTAATTGTCCTAATGGGCAGTACAAGGAATATGATACCCCATTAGAGGCTTTTTCCTCATTGATAGATTGCGTCTGTGGTAAATATACGTGGGAATCCAATCCTTGGGTTTTAGCTTATGAGTTTGAATTAATTAAATAAACAATCATGAACCAAATATGCACGAATAAAAAACAATCATCCCGGCTATTAGAGGCCGGGGTGAGACCGGAGAC